GATTCTTTGTCGGTCAACATAGTTATCGTACCACCTACTGTTCTGTAGTTTTCCTTGGCTAACTCATTTAGTTTTTTCCAAGTTTCGATACCAACTGCTATTGACTTATATTTATCTGTATCCATTTATAACTCCTATGTATGAATGGGTAGGGTAAACAAACGAAAGGAAAGGAACCCCTACCCACCCATTATTTAACCAAAGTATGGAGGTACTTTGTTTTTTTGTTTTACCATTTTTTTCTCAAAGATGTCAAACATAAAATCCTATTTTTTCTTATATCCATTGATCCTATATTTTTTACCATGAAAAGACTTGGGATTGTTCTTTCTCTTGTGTCGATTAGATGCTTGTTTAGCCTTGTGAAATTTTTTCATACTCTTTCTACCTCTTTAATTTTATATTCTCTTTTTAGTGCATCCATCTTCAGTATTTCTGCCTGCATGTTTTGGCTATATACCAATGCCATTTGAAAGTGCACACCTTCTTCTCCATCTGATGGATTACGAAAATCATTCTTTGTTAAAGTCAATGATCTGTTACTTGTGAATGACTCCACTGGAAAGAATAGCACAGACTCTATATCCAGTGCTGCCAGTGCTATAATGTCGCAATCTTTTCTTGTGTAACATCTTTTGTCCTTACCTTTTGATATACCAAAAGAATATCTAGCCATGTCATCTCTTTGTAGAACTGTCTTCACTTCTACTCGTTGTGCTACCTTCAATCCTTCTCCACCAACCACGGCTATATCAACACCATCTTGTTTTACCAAAGATGCCGCATAACCCATCATGGATAATTTAAACAATGTCAAACTCTCGCCTGCATTACCCACAATTTTTTCGCCTCTTAATTTACTCATAGTATTTCCTCCTATAGATTGCGTTGTCTTCGTATTGTGCTCTTGGATCGTCCTCGAACATAATGTTTTCATCATCATCCTCTGTTCTAACATGTTTTCTCATTTGCATATCTTTATAGATATCTCTCAATGAAGAGTTGCCAGTGGATCTACAATCATTACAATATCTCTTCATATATCGTTTGATCTTTACTTTCGGCAGTTTCACACCACACTCTCTGCAATAATCCATACCTAGATTTATACTTTTAACCATTCTAATACCTTCTCCCCTAATGTTATGTTGGCTAATCTGTTTTTGTTAACCAGTGTCTTGACTATATGGACATCAACTGTGTTTGGACTTACTAAGTCTACATACAATACTGGATTATGTTGCCCGACTCTGTGTGCCCTATCTTCTGATTGTACCCTCGACTCCAAGTTAAAGTCATTAGAATAATAAACTACATTCTTCGCAGCGTGTAATGTCAAACCCATACCACCAGTCTGTGGATTACTTACAAAGAACCTCGTGGGATCTTCCAAGTTTTGAAATCTCGCAATCGCCTCGTCTCTCTCTGCCATTGTCGTGTCCCCAAAATATGTAACTGTGGACTCGGCTCCATAGATACCTTTTAACGTATCGGCTATCTTCACTATGTCATGGCGAAATCTAGACCATATGATAACTTTGCCTTCCATTTCTTCCAATACTTCAAGAAGCACGGTTAAGCGATTGTTTTCTATAGGTATTGTCTCGCCTTCATCTGTTACAAGATACCCACATAACAACTGTTGCAATCTTAAAAGCCTTGTCATAATCTCTGGAGCAGACACCATCTCGCCACTTTCAAGCAGCGCAACCGAACTGTTCTTGATACTTTGATAGTGTCTCTCTTGTTCCATGGTCAGATCAACTTGTCTGCTCGTGTATATCTTTGGTGGTAGATCCAATGCTTCTTCTTTCGTTACTCGATATGAATATGGCTCTATCTTCTTCTTCAACTCATCTAAATTCTTGTAACCAACTACCTGGTTGAACTGGTGCGATCCTACATTCATGGATCTAACAACAGCATATCTTCCTTGGAAAGACCAATAGGAATCAAACCCCAAAATTTTTTTATCCAAAAATAAGAACTGTGAGTATAGATCCAAGGGCGACTTTGTTATCGGAGATCCAGTTAGTATCCGTTTGTACTTTGCTCCTTCGGCAAATTTTATTAGTGCCTTGGTTCTCTTCGCCTTGATGTTCTTAATCGTGGTGGACTCATCAACTGCTACTAAAAAATTGCTTCTGTGTGTGAATGTATCCAAGAACTTGAATATCTTCTTGGTAGCAAAAGCCTCAACATTGATTAGTAGTATTCGTAAATTGGTTCTCGCTTCATGGCCCACGGAGGTTTTTAACTCTGTGGTTTCTTTCTTGTTGAGATTGGATTTCCATATATATACCTTTGACGATATGTCATCATGCAAGTGTGCTGGTATCTCATTGTTCTTCCAATTCGTGTAAACTCCTTTGGGTGCTACAATAATCGCAGTGTCTATCTTTCTGTTCCAATAAAGCCATGCAATATTATCAATGAGAACCTTTGATTTACCACACCCCATCTCCATGAAGTATGCAAAGTTTTCTTTGTCATAACTTCTACGGAGTGCCTCTAACTGATGCTCATAGGGTGTAGTTTTAAAGATAAAGTTCATTTACCTGCCTTCATTAAGTTTTTTTTAAAGATAGATAATACATCTTTATTCTGGTCAGATAATCCAGAGTTTTTCTCATTCCTTTTATCTATCCTTCTTTGGATCTCATGACAGGCCCACACTAAACCACAATTCACGGAACAAAAAAACCCAAACTTCATGATATACTTGCCTGTAAATAACTCGTAGTTATATCTGATTTTACCCTCGCTATCCGTAATAGGTATCTCTCTTTTAACTTTCAAGTTACCTGTATATTTTTCTCCAGGTTTCTCTCCAGACATTTTGATTATCTCTGGTTTGCTAACCTTTTGACAGTTATAGCATCTAACTTCTTTATTCAGTAATCTAGGACTTGCTATATCACTTCGTCTCATTATTATTCTCCTTACTTCCAAAAAGTTCTTGCATTTCTTGTCGAGACTTTTCGTACCTCTGTCTTCTTCTATCGTATCTAGCCTTACTTGTAAGCAAAGCAACTGTCGCTGCGATAGTTCTGTTATCTTCTTTGGCTATCTCTTTAAGGTCTCCATATACATTTTCATGGACATTCAAAGATTTAAATTTTACAGGTTCATCTATATCGCCCATCTCTTCTTCTATCCATTGCAACTCGTCAGATGGATATCCACCTTCATAAAGATCAATTAACCTATCAAGTTTTTTCTTAGCTTCTCTTTTGGTTAGTACACCATGAATCGTAGCATCAATGATTTCATGAACTGAATCTTCCCAAAGTGATTTTACTCTTCCCATAATATCTCCTATTATTAATTACAATTACTTATATATAAGTAATGGTTGGGAAATAATAAGTCAAGTAAATAATCTTTTATTTTTATGGGATACACTTTACATATAGTTTCTGTCATATTTTTTTGTTTATAAAAATTTTTTAAAAATAGGTGTAACCAGTGTAACCTTGTAACCAATGGCTTCAAACCCTTGGTATGCTTAAGGGTGTTGGTTACACTTTGGTTACAGATGTTACACTTTAAAGCCGACCGCGTCATTTTTTTTCCTTTTTTTATTGAAAAAATATGGGAGAAACTCTATTATTTTTTCATGCCACTTACTAATAGACAGAAAACTTTTTCTAAACTCATAGTCGAAGGGACTTATTCTAATTCTGAGTGTGCCAGAAAAGCTGGTTACTCTGAGGGTCAAGCCAGAAAGACTGCGAGTTTGCTCCTTAATGGTAGAGACTTTCCTTTGGTAGTTGAACACATCAAAGAACTCCGTGAGAATTACGAAAGGAAATACGGAGTAACTTTGATGGGTCAGTTGAAAAGGTTTGCAGACCTTTCCAAAGGCGCTGAAGAGGCTGGTCAGTGGTCTGCAGCCGTTAATGCAGAAAAATACAGATCTAATCTTGGTGGTCTTTCCGTTGATCGAAGGGAAACAAACATAACCCATAGCTTAGATAAGCTCTCTCGTGAAGAAATCATTGGTCGTCTTGCAGAAATAAGAAAGAATTACCCCTCTGCGTTTGAAGGCGAATATAAAGTGGTCGAAGAGAGTGGAAGGGCGAGGTCTCTCTCCGACCTGGGCAAATAGCAATTCCCGATATTGCTCCGTGCATTTCAAAGATAGATCAAACATTATTTAGAAGTCAACTCTTTCTTGATTGCTAATCCAATTAACTTTGCATTTTGTGGAACGATTGCATTACCTAATGCTTTTAGTCTGTTGGCTCTATCTTTTTGATCCACAACTATTCTTGGGACTCCTCTAGGCTCGTCCAACCAATAGGATAACCCATCAACCACTCCGTCCAATCGCAATTCAATCTTCCGTCTCCCTCCGTTTGATACATCTTCATACCCAAGTCCATTTGTCTCCCCTTCTCTACTCGGTTCTCCCAAAAGTCCTTGTTTCCGTTGTAACTGTGTTTCTTTAGACTTGAAGTCGGAGTTGGAAAATTCCATTCTTTCATTCGTGGTGGTCTCAAGGTCACTCCGTTCATCATGGCTTGTGCCTCTGTTTCCGTGAGTTCCCCTCTCTCCACCTTCTTTCTGAAG